GTATCATTCTATCTTTGTTAAACGATTTTCTAGATTCTCATAACGCTGTTGACATAAATCAACGTGTGCTTCTAGATTTTCTTTTTCTAATTCTGTGGCAGTAGCCATCTTTAAACTCCGTGTGTTTCTTACGCTCCGTAAGATAATTAAGTAAACTGTTGTGGTTAGCCTTAATAGTGTGTTTATAGATGCCTGGTAGGTTTTTAAGCCTACATATTATTTATCCAATAGTGTGAAATTAATATTAGATATCTTGCTATTCTGGGTAGAAAAAACATTGTTTTTAAATTTAGCTGTTTCTGCTAAATCTGTAATAATTGGTATTAAATTAAAATCACTGTTTAACATGTCTACTGTTAATGATCCTTCAGCTACAATATCAAAATCAAACTGCCAAATTGTTTGTTCGCCTGTATATGTATTGCCTAACTCTTTTTCTTTAGTTGTGCCAGTAACTATTTTTGGACTATTATGGTATTCTATATTTGTTCTTAACCCTATTGTCTGTAGTACAGTTAGGAAGTTTTGTTGTTGTCTGTATCCAAATGGATCGTCAGCTCTACGGGCACCTGTTTCGGTAATATCTATTAATGTTGTTATTCTAAACGTATCCATACTGTATTTACAGTCATAAAAAAAGAGCCACTTAAAAAGTGACTCTTTAGTGTGACGCCTGCCTTGCGGCCGTATATCACGATTCTAAGGTAGTTAGAATTTATTAAGCTGCAACAATAAATTGTCCGCCTGCGGTTACTGTAGCTGCTGATAAATCAATGCTGTCTACTGTACCTAGTGCTCGCAATTGTACTTGCAACGAAGCTGCGTTAGTTTGCGAACCATCAAATACGATGTTAATCAAACCTGCTGTACCTTCGCTGTCCATAGCGATTGGCTGTAGTTGCTGTGCAATAGTTTCAATAGTGGAACCAATTCCACCTTTACCTGCTACTGATGCGCCACATGCTACTACTGCAAATGCTAGATTTGCTGTGCTATAGATCGTTGCGTGTGCATGACCTAAACCGTTTACTCTTGTTACTGATGCCATTTTATAATCTCCTATATTCTAATAGCTAAAGAAGGCCTCTCCTTCTTTGTATACTTTTATTTATCAATTAATAAGGAAAATGTAAGAATGTTAGCTCTTTTTGGCTCGTTTATGCAATGCACGTAGGTTATTTACATATGCAGGACCTGCTTGTACAATATCATCTATCATTTCAATAGCTGGCAAGTATGCTTGCACCATGCCACTACTAGCACCTTGCCCATTACTTGCTTGCTGTAAAAAACGTTTAGTTAGTGCTAAGTTCTTAGAACCAACTAGATATCTATACAATGCTAAGTTTTGTGATGATCCTGCTAGGTCTGGCTTAGATTTAGTAGGCTCAGGATCAGTAGTACTAGCAACTTCCATATTCTTAATTGCAGCCCACTTACTAAACTCTGGCATAATATCTGAACTGCTTAGTTTAGCTCGTGCTGCAAATAATAAACGTGTTGCAACTAGTCGTTTTTCTGATCTAGTTTCTTTATCCCAATTCATTATACTTCTTCGAACTGCTTTGTAGTCGGAGTTAGTAATTTTTAAAGCACTCTCAAGTCTAAGGAATAATGCGCTAGGGTTGTATTGTTTAATTGTTGTTGAGCCGTTAGCTAATGCACGAATGTATCTATTAAGATCATTAACTGGCAACTTAGTCGAAGCTTTAAGTATCTTAGCTGCCGCTGGATCCTTTAACTTATCTTGTGCTGTGTCGCCACCTACCAAAAAGTATATAAAATTATATAGATCACTGCCCATAATGCGATAGAACTTATACGTTTCAAACCCTACTGTAGACTTTGCATACCTCTGTACACTTTGTTGGAAGTCGGGGAAGTGCCGCATAGTTTCTAATATTAATAAAGTCAAGTACAATCGCTCACAACAATCAGAATAGGTAAGCTTTTTAGCATTACCATTGTCTTTTGTCATGCGCGATTCGTGCAAGTCTTTAATAAATGAGAACGCTTCTTCTTTAGGAATGTCTAAACTATGACCTCCATCCATTGTTGCCCATTCGCTTGCTGTATACTTTTCAGACATTAAATATTAGCCTCTTGCTGCATCATCTGCTTGACGTGCAAGCTCACCATCGGTTGGCTCTCTATCGTCCGGCTCGTCAAAGTCATCGTTATCGTCATTGTCTGCGTCTGGATCTTGGCCTACTGGTTTTATATCAGCCATTTTTTCTGCCATGGCAATCATCTTCATAACACCAGCTTTGTCTATGCCTGTCTTTTTCTCAATGTCAGAAAACATTTTAACTAAGTTCTTTTTGGCATTTGGATTTTTTGTAGTTGGCGATGGATCGAAAACCGAATATGAACCAACTTCGCCAAGTGCAGAACCAACAGCTGACATTTGATTCATGCTACGTAGTCTTTCTTCATGGGCTTTATCATCTTCACCTTTTTGCTTTGCTAGACTGCCAGCTTTTCCACTGCCTTGTCCTTTGCTAGCAATTTTGCGACCATAGACTGCCATCTTCTTAGCAAAGGGTGATGCATCATACGATGAATGCCTGGGATCAAATTGACCTTCGCTGATAATTTCATTAACTTTCATTTTACTAACTCCTATTAGTTTGGTTGCCATCTTGTGCGAGGCACAAGTTTGATTTTAGACTTTTGTGCGACATAGCCTTCGCCGCCTCTTTCGCCGCCAGTTGTTGCTTTAACATCAGCATCAGCGGAATCTAGTTGATCGATAATATTATCTTTAGCGATCATTATTGTTTTAATAAGTCCAAGTATAGCAGGTAACCCTTTTGGATTAGCTTCGTTCATTGAAGCAAGTGTTGCTTGCTGTCCTTTACTTAGTTTTGATGTAGCTACCCAATCAAAGAATCCATTTTCAATGTTCTTTAATTGTTGTGTACGTGTCATATGATTAACATATGTATAAATGATATTAGCTGGACTACTTAATCCTTTGGTTCCTGCAAGGAAGTTATCAATTACTTGTGCTCCAGCATTAGCTTTCTTACGAATAGCATCTGTTTGCTTTGTATCAACAGTAGGTTGATGTGTTACATAAGTTTGTCCTAGTACTACAACATCGCTATTATTAAAAATACTTACATCTTTAATTGGCGTACTGTCTTTACTTCCAAAGCTGTCATATGTAGTATGTGCTACGACACCAACTTGTGAGGCCGCTATGCGTTGCCCAAGTTCGCTTTTCTTAGTCACTGTGTATTTGACTTTATTAGGAGTAAATTCTACTGCATCATCTGTGCTAGCGTATGGCTTACGTGGAGTATAAAGTAAGTCACCATACGCATAACCTCTAAAGTTTGGAGGAGTTGCTGACTTCATAAGTTCAAACACACTTGCCATATCACCTGCAAAGTCTTTGCGCCAGTCTTCACCTTTACCTGTTCCTAAGATAAACTTAGATAGGTCATCTGATGTTGTTGACTTTTGTCTTCCCCATCCGTTCTTGCCTACACATACAAACGTGCCATCAGGCTCACGACCCCAATAAAATGTTGGATTGCCGTCCCACTTAATAGCAACATCACCTGAGTCACTACCCATACCATCTAAGATATCTGCAGCTTCTAATGCTCCTTTGGAGCCTTTAACAGTTACTAGGTCTTCTAAGTGATTGTACTCACGACCTTTAAACGCTTCAGTTAATGGTTGTTTGAAATCTTTGTATCTCATTTGTTAAACGCACCGCTCGACATTACACTACTGTTTAAAATGTGACCACTTAGTGCTCTAATGCGACTAAGTTGCTTGTCTTCTAATGTTGTTTCAGGTAAACTCCTGTCTTGCTTTGCTAACATGTCTTTAAATGGGCCAAGCAATGTATCATAATCAGGTTTGCCTTTAAGGAATGCAACCATAGTCTCAACAGTAAGCATATCGGCTTCTTTTGCGCCTTTGCCTAATAGTGATACTGCAATATCGTTCCATTTAGTTGCAATAACCTTATCGCCATCTGCAGGATCAACTACGCCAAACTTAGGACTAAACTTTAGTCCACGCCCTCGTGCAAGGCTTGATAATAGTATAGCTCTGTCTTTGCCACCAAACTGCTCTGTGCCGCCTCTTTTGGCTCCACGCTGAAAATCTGGATTGTCTGTAAACATAAAGTCTGTTTGGACATATCCTTTCTTATTGTCGCCACTAATTGGTGTGCGGAAGTGGACTTGGTCTCCTGCATTATGTATCCAGCCATCAGTCTTTGAACGGCCTTTATTCATAATTGCTAAGTCGTCAACACCTACACTTTGACACCATGCTGTAAGTTTTGCTATCAACTGTTCTTTACTTACTTTATTTGAATCTGTGTTTAAGTCTAAGTCTCCTGAACTATTCTTTTCAAATGCTCCATCAGGATCGTTTTTCTTTCCTGTAGTACCTAGCCAATCTTCTTCGTCAAAAGTTAATCCTGTAATCTTCTCAATCCATAAGATTGTAGGATGTACATCAGCTGTAGCAATACGCTGAGTAAGAGGACCTTCAGTTGTTTTAAAGACGTTGCCGCCCTCGTTAAGTATTGTTGCTATTTCTTCGTTAAGTATTGTCATTCTTTTTACCTTCGCGAATTCGTTGTATACTTCTGCGGAACTTTCGAGGATCGCCTGATTTAATACTGTTAATAAATCGGCGTTCTAATTCAGATGCCGTTTCAATGTCGTAATGACTATGTACGCGACTCAAAAGATTAATCGCACTCTCAATAATGTTATTTGCCGTAGAATCGATAAACAGGTCGTTATCTCGATTGCCATGGACTTGGTTTAATTCGTCTAGAATTGATCTGGTACGTTTTTTCATATTTTCTCTCGCACTTCCTTACTACTATTTATAAGGTTTGGAGTATAAATATTGCTGTAACGGACACTTCGGTTTGTTGCTATAGTTTTAAGGAGAAAAAATGACTGGTATATTGGATTTACCATTGTTTGAACGTGCCCTTTTGTTTGCGAAGTTATCTAAGTACGCTTATTATAACACAGAAGCTGCTACAAGTCAAGCGAAAAAATTGGGTTTCACTACAATTAAATTTTACGACAAGGCAGGCGCTCAAGCTTATCTTTTCAAAAACAAGATCGATCTTGTAATTGCATGCCGCGGTACCCAACCTACACAATTTAGCGATATTCAAGCAGATCTAAAAGCATATCCAGTTATTGCCGAGACAGTGTCTAGGGTACATAACGGATTTAAAACAGAAGTCGACGACCTTTGGCCTATGATTGCTAAAGATTTACAGTTAAAGGCAAATGCTAAGAAAGCTATTTGGTTTTGCGGCCATTCACTAGGTGCAGCTATGGCAGTTATTATGTCTTCTAGATGTATGCACCTAGAAGATGTCCCCAGTCCACAAGAACTGTATACATACGGCTGTCCAAGAGTTGGCTGGCCAAAGTATTGCGAGTCTTTAGGTATCACACACCATCGTTGGGTAAACAATAACGATGTTGTTACTAGAGTGCCGCTTACTATTATGGGCTATAGGCATCATGGTACTGAGCATTACTTAAACACTTGGGGTAACATACGAAATGTGCATGGATGGCAAAGAACTAAAGATCGATTCCGTGGTATGTGGCGTGGTATAAAACACGGCAAAGTTGATAACTTCTCAGACCACAGTATCGACGAGTATGAAATGCATCTTGACAGAGCTGTTAAAGGTATAGAAACTCCGCAAACTTAACTAAAGAGCGAACTAACACTTTCTTCGTTAGTAACTCTACGTATGGCTTCGCCAAATAGCGTACCAACACTTACCTCGCGGACCTTCTTTACCTTACTAAGATCTCTAGTGTTAATGCTGTCAGTGACTACTAGTTCTTCAAGCACACTCTTCTCTATTCGCTTAATTGCTTCACCGCTTAGAACTCCGTGTGTAATATAAGCTCTAACACTTAGCGCACCAGCATCCATAATAGCTTGTGCCGCACCACATAATGTACCACCGCTATCTACAATGTCATCTACTAGAATAGCATGCTTGTCTTTCACATCACCTATCAGTGCCACTACTTCACTTACACCAGCTTTTGGTCTACGCTTGTCTACAACTGCAATATCTCCGTGGAACATATCAGCAAACTTCCTAGCACGTACTGCGCCACCTGCATCTGGGCTAACAAAAACTGTGCCTTGTTCTGTATCAATGTGTGTCTTTATATCTTCAGCGAATACAATTCGACTTGTTAAATCATCTACAGGAATATCAAAGAATCCTTGTATCTGTCCAGCATGCAAATCCATTGTAAGGATCCTGTTGGCTCCTGCTGTTGTAATTAGGTTAGCAACTAGCTTTGCAGTAATAGGAGTGCGGCTTGCACTTTTACGATCTTGTCGAGCATAACCAAAATAAGGAATAACTGCTGTAATACGGGCGGCACTGCTACGTTTTGCAGCATCAATCATAATAAGCATTTCCATTAAGTGATCGTTAACAGGTGTTGACGTAGAGTTTATAATAAAAACATCTTCTCCTCTAATGTTTTCTAAAAACTCCACACTAGTTTCCCCATCTGCGAATGTTTCTACTTTGGCAGGAACTAATTGTGCAAAACATGTTTGTGCTATTCTTTTAGACAGTTCTGGATTTGCATTGCCTGTTATTATTTTCATTTTCAAGTGTCACCCTTCCTTATATTATTGTTGTAATGTACAGCCTGATAAAGTACGCTCAGTGCTACACCGTAGTTGTTTGCTGTTTTTAGAATTGCTTGGGTATCTTTGGGAAAACAGTGACCTCCGAAACCTCTCTCTGAAGTTACTCTAGTGTGGCTATCTCCTATTCGGTTGTCGTCTGCTATTAATGAAGCAACATTTTTGTAATTAACTCCTATAGATTCACACAACTCGTGTACTTCATTAAAGAAAGAAACTTTAGTAGCTAGAAAACTGTTACGAAAATATTTAGCAAGAATTAATTCGCTTGGATCTGATGTTATAAATTTTACTGGGTGATAGGAAAATTCATTTGAAATCTTCTCTTTTCTTTGTAGGACCTTTGTCCAAAAGTAAACATCGCCGCCACCTAAGTATATTGTATCAGTGTGTAACATATCTTCTATTGCAGTCTCAGCTCTAAGGAATTCGGGCGAAAAGCTTATTACATGGCGAGGATATGTTTGGATAATCTCAGCCCATCCTTCAACACTAATTGTGCTTTTAATTAGTATAGGGATTGTGTATGGAGTGTCATTAATAACATCAAACACATTGGACATATCACAACTCCAATCCGGTAGAGCAGGTGTGTTAACACAAATAACTACTCCGTCGGGGTGAGTTCCTCTGATATTAGTTTTGGATAGCGCAGGATCAACTATCCGCACATTGGATCCTACCTCTTGGAGATATGCTTCCATAGCTTTACCTACGAAGCCGTAACCTGCTATTGTGATATTCATACGTATAGTATACACTCTTTTATCTTTATGGTCAAGTGGAAATTAGTATCCATTTGGAATTAATACATAGTGTATTGCTAACACAATCGCTACTGATGCTCCTAGTCCAATCATCATCTTTTGGAAGTCTCTTGCCACTAAAGGAAACACGCTCTTGAACTTCATCTTACCAGTGAAACTTGCAATAGCAAGTTCGCGTCCTGCAAGCATACCAACGAACACCCAAGTAGTTGACATAGGTATATCGTTAAGCTCTTTAAAGAAGTATAAGCATAACCAGTAGAACAAATCAATTAGTGTAGCACTACGCACATATCGTGTGTTGTGTTTCTCTAATACAATCTGCTGTATCTTGCCGCCACGCTCTCTGAACATAAAGAACAAGCCGACTACAAATACTGCGCTGACTAAGAACATTAAGTCCAACGGAACTACTCGCGGTAAGAACACTGCAATGTTAGCCATGTCATGTGACAACCAAGTCCACCACAAACCTCCTGTTGCAAACCACTGCGCTACTCGCCAATAGTTTTTGTGTGATTCTTTGACTGGAGCAGTTTCGTCCATCCATCTGCTTATTAAGTACCATGCAGCGTATGCGAACAGTGCCGCGATGCCGTAGCCCATTATACTTTTCATAAGCATCTTCTCTAATACAAATGTACTTGCGAAAGCACTTAGTACTAAGAAGCTAGTTGATACAGGCACGCCATAACGTGTGAGTATAACTAGTATGCCCGGTGCCATAGCATGATACCATTGTACCTCTTGCCATGGGATCTTGTTTAGTCTGCCGTAACTGATGTCACCGCCGTTTGTTGTCCAGCCATACCACAAGGTAGCAAGTAATACTGCACTTGCTGCTCCCCATAGTATTTTATAGTTGAATCTCTCATTGTTTGATGCCATCCATGTACCGAGAGTCTGTACTGAATCATTTGCTATCACTGCATAGGCAGCAAATAGGAACCCGATTAGGCTCCATATTGTTAGTGCGTCCATTTAGTTTCTCCTTCTGCTTGACAACTTTAACATTGTCGCTCACTTTCAAAGACTGGGCGTAACGATGCCCAGTAAACTATTTATTTTAGAAATTATATTTGATTGCAGTTTCGAG